ATACATTGTCATAAGACTCGTCAAAAATATCATCAAACGTTTGTATACCTTGAGACTTTAGATGTTGTAGTATGCCGGGTTGACCAGCAACAAGAAAAATGTTACCAGAAGCAATTGGTCTGTAAGTTTTTTCTGTAATAAAAAGGTTGTCTTCTTCGTCTACAGTATATGTTTCAGTAATTAAATCTAGATAACTGTGATTGTAAAATCTATCTGCAAGAAATTTATACTTTGTATCTTGAATCCATTCGCCTGTCTCAGGCTGTGCAGTATCTAAATTAAATTGAAAAAACTCTTTTGAATTAAGTAATTGATAGTATGACTTATTATATTTTGTAGATCCTATTTCTTTTTGAATAGAATTTTGAATAGAAGTTGAAAAATCAGTTTGTGAAACATGAGCATGGTATGTATAATCTGCATTATCTAACATTCCTGATTCTAGCAAGTCTTTATACATTACTGCCCTAGAGATTCTAAATTTTCGATTATAGTAACTAAAGTTTGCTGTAGATTTTTTATTAGGATCTAAATCTGCAATGTGTTCTCGCATATTTTGTGTGCGAAGCCACCAATAATCAAAAGGCTTATAAATTAACCAGTCAATTTTTTCTGTCCATACAGGCTGCTTTAAGCAACCACAAACAAATATTATTTTATTATTTGGAAATTGCTCGTGTAATTTATAAAAAATATTAGGAACTTCGTTAAACTGTTGACCATCCTTTGCATAAGGATAGCCTTCCTGGGGATGCCAAACTAGTATATCTGTATTTTGCCAGTTTTGCCGAGCCCAATGCGCAATCTGAGAATTACCTACAAAAAGATCCGTATTTTTATTGTCAAAATACTCAATTTGAACAGGTACTATATTTTTTCCTTCTAGAAAATATTTATAGTTATACTCTATAGAAGCAGAGCAGTTATGTGTAAAAGAGTTTTCTATGTTAACAAAATTATCTGCTAGAGTGCTAATAACACTTAGAGGATCTTTAATACTAGTATCGTTTGTTTTTTGATAATACTCAATTTTTTGTGGAGACAAAAAATTATTTAAAAATTGATTGTTAAAAGCATAGTCATACCAAAACTTAATCTGCATTTAAAAAATCCTTTAAAATTAACGGATCGTTATCAGGTCTAATTTTTAAAAGTTTATCGACATATAATATTGTATCATTTACTGTGCTCTCGGTATTTTCACCTTTAATCCAATTTAGATTTTCTTCTAGCATTTGAGATACAGAAGGATATTTTTTAATAAGATTTTTCCATTTATTTTCTACTACTTCTTTTCTTTGAATATCCAGTGTTTGCGGATTAAGATATATCGGATGATGCACCCTACCTAGTCTAATATTTTCTACTGGTAATTTTTTCCAATCTTGCTCGCTTACATAGTCATATAACTCGTCAAGATAATAAGCACTTATACTACTTAGACTACATAATATCATTGATTCAATATTAGGTTGATATTTTTCGTTTTCGTTGATTGTTTTTAAAATTTTATTCCAGTTAGCAGGATAGCGCAAAAAGTAATTCATCTGATCTACGCCGTCGATGCTAAACATTAGTTGTATTTTTCTAAAATGCTGAAGTAACTCAAAGTCTCTTTCTATAAGGTAAGTTCCGTTAGTATGAAATCGTATACTTAGATTCTTGGCTACATCCATTTCTACTGCTTTTTTAAGGAGTGTTTTAACTTCTTTTAACATAAACGGTTCGCCGCCACCGAATATAAATTCTTTTATGTTAGGCAGTATTTCATCTATGTTATCCCAAAATAATTGATTGTTAATCCAGTTATAGTCATTGCGATTGTAATTAACTTTGTAACCTACATCACTAGCAATTACATTAGATAACTTTTCTTCTTTTAATTTTAGAATATCTTCGTACCATTGATGGCTTTCATTAGGTCTACACATTATGCATTTTAAGTTACAGGTGTTTCCTAATCTTAAATCTAATGTTACTAAATTTTCTATTCCTACTTCAGGCGATGTAAACGATTCTTTAGTAATACCATAACTATCTGCATACACCCTATTACTACTAGTACGATGACTATCAACTCCGTGTGCTTCTGCATTGTAGCAATCTTGACAGTTAGAAACTTTTTCTCCTGCAAGCATTTTTCTGCGTACTTCTTGCACAGCAGGATGATTCCATGCATCTTTAATTGTAATATTATTGAGATTTAATCCGGGATATTCTTTTGCAATACAACACGGAGTGATTGCGCCGTTTGTAAAGGTGGCTACATGAATAAAAGGATACACGCACCATGTATTGTTATCAGACATTATCTATTATCCTTTGTAAAGAGGGATTAACTAATTGTAAACTCTGACCTCTTTGAGCGTCAAGAATTGTAGTAAATTTTTTAAACACCTGAAGTTTTTCTGGGTCGTAACTATCTAGGTGACACTGTGTTTGTATATGATTAAATCGTCCCATAAAATGCGGGTCATTCTGCAAGTTAGGTGCACCGTCTACAAATTTTTGCATTTTTTCTAAACATTCTAGTTTGTAATCTTTAGGCAGATAAGTAAAATCTAACATTTGTGGAGAGTCAAGAACTATAGGAAGTAAACGTATTCTATAACATCCGTGTTCTGTGTTTATACTTTCTATATAGTTCCAAAAATCTGTAGCATATTCTAAATTTACATTTTGTATTACTGGTACTGCAAAAATCATGACGTGGGACGGCAGTGATGCTAATTTTCGTATATTTTTATCTAACTGTTTCCACTTGCTAGGATAGCGTAAGTATTCTTGTATGTCTCCGTACCCTTCTATAGAAATACACATTTCAACTTGTTTAAAGTTTACAATAAGATCGTAAAAATCGTTTCGGAGATTAGTCATATTAGTATTAAAACTTACTACCACATCTTTGGCTTTATCAAGTTCAACTAGTTTTTCCATTATACGATAGTTTTCTTCTATAAGTGTAGGCTCTCCGCCTGTTACGTATATTTTACGTATTGATTCGATATTATCGTACACATTATTTTTAAACTGATCTGTTTGATACCAGTCGTTAATTGAATCGTAATATCCTCCGCTATCGTCAAAAAAGGTGTTAGGATATTTTTCTTTTAATTCTTTATATTCTTTGTTTAACTGAGAACTACTTAACGAACCACAACTTCTGCATTTTAAATTACACAAATTTCCAAATCTAAAATCATAATACATAGGAGCATAGTCAACAGAATAATCATCAATTGCTGATAAATTAATTAAATTAATTAGATCGTGGTGATTATCTAGCCATTCGTTTGTAAAGCCTTTGCGTTGCGAAATACCGCCGGCATCTTCTTCCTTCCAGCAATGACTACATTGTGCAATTTTTTCTCCGTTAAACATACGTTTGCGTATGTCTTTTAAATGAGCACTATTATAGATTTCTTTAACATCAGTGTATCCTAAATTATATCTCTTGTTGTTTTCGTCTCTTATTCTGTCTTTGGCTAAACAACAAATTTTTACTTCACCGGTTGGTTCCGTTGCTAGGTGTACCCAAGGCATAATACAGAAAGATTCTGAGTTTTTTAACTCGTCTTTAGATTTCATTAACTGCTCCTGTTTGTAGTTTTTTTATTAGATCCATATCTTTCTGTGAATATATTTCATATAATTCAGTATTCTTTTTTCTTAAAATATCAAAATTTAAAGTTGTACGATTTAAAAATTCTGGAATGTCTTTTACTTGTTCAAAATACTTATAAGTAGTTTCGGCCATACCTGGCATAATCATGAAATTTAGTCCAAACCAATCAGGATTAGCATTTACTATTGTAGTACAGACTCTACGTAATTTTGCAGGTTTTAAAAACTGATAGTGAACACTTATATTAATATTAGCCACTTGTGCAAGTTCATTATAATATTCGTGCGAAGCACTTCCGTTAGTTGCTACAGTTATTGTATCCCCTTTTGCTTTTAGATATTTTACCAAATCTAAGAACAAAGGATTTATAGTAGGTTCGCCTCCTGTAAAACTCCACATTATCGACTTACCTTGTCTAAACTGTTCTGCATATTGTAATGCTTTTTCAATTGAAAATTCAGTGACTAAGTCTTGATCTAGTTTACTGTGACTATTGTCATCGCAATAAGAACAACTAAAATTGCATTTTCTACCAAATGCCCACATGATATATTTTCTATCTCTATCAAATTCTGATGCTCTAGTAACTGCACTAAATTTTTTTAAACTAACGTTACCTAACTGTGTTTCGTTTAATTGTTTTTTTAGTTTTTTATATTTAGGCAGGTATATTTCAACTAAGCACGGACAGTATTTGTGATTACAAGTAATATAATCTTCTAATAATTTTATAGGATTGTTATCTTTTAATGATCCTAATTTACTTTGTTCTTTTCCTATTTCGCAAGTTGCAGGCCAAACTATGCCGTCCCAGTCTATAAAGAGTCCTTCGGAACCTGCAGAACATTTCCAATTTTTAAATTGATTTACATCATTATGTATTAGATCTTGAGGAGAATAATCTTCAAATGTGCCATTTTCAATTATTCTTACAAACTTACTCATAGATACGGAGCCCAGTCTGGAATATAATCAACTATATTTTGTTCTCTATAATGGTCGTATATTTTTACGTTATCTTTGAACATTTGAAATTTTGTTTCGTCGTACGTTGTACTTTTCATTACAGAATTTATAGTTTGCAATGAAGCAATCATTTTTTGCTTATTGTTTTCTTGATGGAAATCTTGTGACTTTGATTGATTTAATATTTCCATAGTTTCAATATTGCTTTTTGTTGCAACTTCTTTGACTTCGTCGGGCAAGTTTACAATGTTAAAAAATATAGGATTTTTTAGTATGGATAAATTTAAGGAACACCAAGGAAAATTCCTATTTACAAAAAGACATAATTCTTTTAAATTTAAAATATTAAGCATTTGTACAGTTACATTAAAACTTAAAAAAAGATTTTCTGATGCAATTGATTTAAATAGATTTAGATTTTTATCAATTTTATTCCATTTTAGCGGATATCTAATATACTCTTGTACTTTTTCAATTCCTTCCATGCTTACACATACATGCACATCCTTTAATTTTTTTAAGGCTGTAATCATTTTTTTACTAGTTATAGAACCGTTTGTATTAATGTTCAATCTAAGATCTGGATTTTGATCTGCAATTACTTCTAATAAATGTATAGTTTTTTCTAATACGAATGGCTCTCCGCCGCTTAGTGTGATAGTGTTAATATCTTTAATGTTATCAATAATATCGTCAATGTGTTTATCAAGGTCCATTTTGATAGTGCTAAGATGCAATCCTTCGACATTGCCAAATATAATCTTTTCTGGATTGCCTAACATGTCGTAACCGTTTTTTCTTTCAGAATCAGAAAATTCTTTAAACTTAGTTTTTAAAGTATTATGTATTTCTGTAGTTTCTTTATACACTAGACTACTGTCGTTAGTATTACACATACGGCAGGCACTATTGCAACTACTACCTGTTCTTAGTTCTACAAAAGTAGGAAATTTAGTTAAAGAATAGTTATTAGCCTTTGCATCTTCAACGTGTGCTTGATTATTTTCTAGGTATTGCTCATTGTAAACCTGACGCAGACTTTTGCCGCCAGCGTCTTCTTCGTTATAACAGTGATTGCATATAGGAACTTCTTCGCCTTCAATCATTAGTTTACGTGCAGTTTTTAAAAAATTGCTATTCCACACTTCTTCTATATCTTGGTTTCCGATAAAAAACTGTTTTCCAAAATCATCAGTTATTGGTCGTTCAACTAGACAGCACATTTTAAGCAATCCGTTGCTCATATTATGCAAATGAATAAAGGGCATAATACAAAAACTATCTCTTTTATTAGGCATATATTTTTCTCTTTGATATTTCTATGTCTACAGAACAGGAACAATAATCTAAAGGGCATATAGTCGGTGCTGGGTTAAGATTAAATTCTCCTGCAAATACATTTCCTACCTTGTCACCTACATGACAATAAGCGTTGTATATATCTCCATTTATTTCAACTATTAGACCTTCTAATCCGAGATTGCATTCGTAACCTTTAAAACGATTTTGATCTGTTGCAATTAGATGTTTATAATCCATAATTTCTTTGCCTCGGCCAATATCCATATATTTTGGGCCGCGACCAAAGTAACCTCTACATTTTTTTACTTTATGTTCTGCCGGTTGGAAATTTCCTCTGTAGTTAGGAGGAGATTGTAAAAAATTTAACTGTTCTTGACTATAATCAATTAATCCGTCTGCTCCATTACCAAAATCTTTTTGTATTGGCAAGTATGTTACTGCAATGTTAGGATGATTTTTAAAACTTTCGCCTACTTCTATAATTTCATTCCAGTGACTTGGATGCATCATAAGATCTAGATTTACCCAAGTAGTTTTAGTAAGAAAATCTATGTTTTCTTTAAGTTTATCTTTTTTAGTCCAACCAGGATGATAACTTATAACTAAATGGTCAACATATGGTTCAGCAGTTTCCCACCATTTTAAGCGTCGACTTCCGTTACTAGTCATACACACTTCACATCCGTTATCGCTGAGATATTTTATCATATCTATAAATTCTGGATGTACTGTAGGTTCGCCGCCGCTAAATGCAAATATTAATTTTTTTCCTGGAACGTGTTTTTCTAAAACTTTATGGAATCTTATAATATCGTCTGTGCAAACATTTTTAGTTGTTCCGTTATTTAGGTTTGGCGGGCAATATTCACAACGAAAGTTACATAGGTTATGCAAACTCCACGTAATAAAAAATGTTTCGCAATTTTTTTCAAACCATATTTTTTCAAGCATAATTTATTTCATTTTTACATAAATTATAAAAATCTTTAAGTTCAGGAAAAGTTTTGAGAAAATTTGTTCCTCTGCGTTTATCATGTTCGTCTACAAAAATAATAAAATCTTTTCTGTAGGTACTAATATTGTCTTCAGAAAAGTCTTTGTTAGTCATGTAGTTTCTTAATCTAATAATTTTATCTATAGCAATTTGTGGAAAGTGTGTTTCCTTCATATATTCTTCAGCATCATCGAGATACTTAGAATATTCATTTGGTAATATTTGTACGCACTGATGTGGCGGAAATCTTAAATACGGAGTGTCAAAGAAAACTCTATCTCCGTAGTCATTCCGTAATTCATTCATATACATCATATATTCTTTTATTTTAGGAACACTGAATAAGTTAAATGTACACGTAAAGAAAACTTGACTTCCGGGTATTTCATCTAGGAAGCGTCTTACATTTCTAGTAAACTGTGCATAGTCTAACCCATATCGCTGATATTCTGCTTGTTCTCCAACACTGTCTAAACTAGCAAACATAGTAAAGATACCTACTTTATCAATAAGTTTTTGTCCTGCACTAATTGCTTGGTCAATAAGTTTATCTGGAACACACATATTAGAGTTTACAATTACTTCTAGTTTTTTGTTAGGATGTTCTCCTATGTAATCAAGAAGTTTAAACGTATGTTTGCTCATCAGAGGTTCGCCGCCTGTAACTCGTAAAACTTCTAAATGGTTGTAAGCATCTGGCAGCCATTCCCAAAATGCTTCTACATAAGGGTTATAATCTCTATCAAGATAAAAAGGTAATGGCTTATCAGGTTTAATGTAATCATTAAACTCTGTACTTGTTTTGTATCCGCCGTGTTCTTTTACTTCTTCCAACCATTTACTAGACACTGTTGGATTACAATAACTGCATTTAAGATTGCACGTTGTACTAAAACTTACTTCAACGTGTCTAGGATATACATTTTCGTCACCTGTATAATCTTTGAAGATATGCAAATCATTTTTTGCAAAAGGCTCTGCATTGCGGATTACACGATCACTAATATTTCCTAAGTCTTCCATACGCCAGCAATATTCGCACTCTTTAGGACGTTCTCCTTTAAGCATAAGTTTACGCTGACTCTTTTTAAATTCTGTGTTGTGAATAGCACCCGGATTACCTTCTAATTCTTTGAGTGGTATTTTATGCGTCCAAGGATGATAACAACTGTGAGTTTCTCCTTGAGCAAGGTGTAAGGTTACCATGTGCCATTTAGCACTACAAAAAGTAGGCGATATTTCGTCTGCTTTTTCTAAATGAATAATATGATCTTCTGATAAGTTATTACGATTTACAGGCATTATAAAACTCTTTTAATTCAGGAAAAGTTTCAACAAAGTTGTATCCTTTCCTAGCGTCATGTTCGCGGAAAAAATTATAAAATCTAGTGTATTCTATGCTACTGTTACTTAGTTGATTATTTACAGCATATTCGTACATTCGAGCAAATTTAGAAATTTCTGTATCTTGAAATCCTTGGTGTCCTATTTTGTCTTGATCATTATCTTGCATAAACTGCAAGTCTTCTTTAATAATTTTAAGCATTTCGTCATTTGCTAATGCTACAGTTTGCCAACTAGGATACCTTAAGTAACTTATATCTAACCAAACTTTCTTCCAACTTTCATTAGCATATTGTTCTCTATAACTGATAAGCCACTCTAGTAATTTTCTAAATCTTGGAATGCTTAATAAATTATAAGTTGCCATAATAACAACTTTACTTCTCCACTTAATCATAGGTATCTGAGTGGTTACTTTAATAAGATTATCAATAAATTTTTCGTAGTTTAATCCCGGCCTAATATATTCTGCTTGGGTTCCTTCACTTTCTAGGCTAGTATACAATTCAAATCTTTTTACTTTTTTATTTGCAACTAGATCTTTTCCGAGATCGATTAATCTATCTATAAAAACATCATCAACACAAAGATTAGTATTAATTAATATTTCAATTTGTGGATTAGGATTTTCACGTATGTATTCTAATATTTTCCAAGTGTGTTTACTTAATAACGGCTCGCCGCCTGTAATCCTAAACACACGTAATTTTTTATATAATTCAGGCCATATTTTCCAAAATGCGTCTACATAGGGATTATCTTCTCTTTCGGGTATAGGAACTAATCCTTTTTGATCTAGGTAGGCTAAATCAGCATGATTAAAATCTCCAAGATTGTAAGGACCGTTTCGTCGTACATCGTCTTGCCATTTACTAGATACTTGAGGACTACAATACATACAACTAAAGTTACAAACATTCGAGAAACTAACTTCTACGTATGTAGGTAAGAAGTCGGTACGTAATGGATCTTTTAAAACATCTTCTAGGTATTCGCTACTCCAGTATTCTGCACTTTTAAAATGTCTATCACTTAAATGATCTTTACCTAACTTCTCTATATTCCAACAATAGTTACATTCGTCTGGATATTCTCCAGTAAGCATTTGCTTTCTTTGTTCTATTTTAAACTGGGTATTGTGTAATGCATACGGATTATCTTTTAATTCTTCTATAGGAATTTTGTGCGGAGTAGGATGATGGCAACTATGAGTTAACCCATTTTGTAAATGTATTGTTACTTGTGTCCATTTTGCTAAACAAAAACTAGGACTAGTTTTTTCAAGTTCGTCTTTTATTTTTATAGCATTTTCGTTATAATAACTCATCTCTTGCTTCTAAGGACCCGAGGAGTATTTGCATAAACTCTTTTAAAGAA